GGGGGGGGGTGTTCAAGGCTAAGAGGTTGATTATGTTAGGGAACCCTCGGGTAGCTGGAAAAGTGCAATGTCTAGGGTGTGGGGAGTGGTACTTCCCTGCTCTGGCAAGGAAACATGCTGGATGTGCGAATGCGGTGACTGAACTTGCATCTAACACGGCTGCATCTAACGAGCCTCTTGCATCTAACGCATCTGCATCTAACGTGGGATTTGAGCCTCGGTCTGCATCTAACAAGCAGAGGTGGGACCGGGAGAAGTACAACGAGTACATGAGGGCCTACATGGCCAAGAGGCGAAAGGAGAACAGGCATGGCGATTACTAGTGCGGCGTTGCAGACGGCGTTGGGGGGTGGGATTGGGGACCCTCAGGTGGTGATGGCGTTTGAGCCGAGTCAGGGGACGGGCCAGCAGTGGTTGGTGAATGGGCGGGGGACGGTGCCTGGGCGAGTTCGACTGATTACGACGACTGCGGCTGACAATGCGGCGACGCAGGCTGCGGCGGTGCTGGCGGCGCTTCGGCTGTGAAGATTGGCCCCTTCAGGGGCTATCTGAATTGGCGTAGCCGATGAAGATCACGCTTCCCAACAACTGGAAGCCCCGGCCCTATCAGGTGCCGACTTGGAGGTATTTGAGCCAAGGGGGCCGAAGGGCGGTGCTGAAGTGGCACCGCAGGAGTGGAAAGGATGATGTTGGGCTGCACCATGTGGCGTGTAGTGCGTTCCAGCGGGTGGGGAACTACTGGTACATGCTCCCGGAGTATTCGCAGGCCCGGAAAAGCATGTGGGATGCCGTGAATGGCCATACCGGAAAGAGGCGAATTGATGAGGCCTTCCCGAAGGAGATACGGAAAAGGTATCTGGAGCAGGAAATGGCCATTCACTTCCCCAACGGCAGCACTTTCCAGCTTGTGGGGAGCGATAACTTCAACTCGTTGGTCGGTAGCCCTCCTGTTGGGCTGGTGTTTTCCGAGTACGCCATTTCTGATCCGAGTGCATGGTCGTACCTGATGCCGATTCTTGAGGAGAACGGGGGTTGGGCGTTGTTCAACTCCACTCCTCGGGGGAACAATCACTTCAAGAAGCTCTGTGAGTTCGCGCAGAAGGAGCAGGGGTGGTTTTTCGACTCCCGGAACGCTGACCAGACGGGTGTCTACAAGCCTGAGCAGTTGGAGGCCATCAAGAGGGCTCTGATTGCCGAGCATGGGACGGAGTATGGGACGGCTCTTTTCCAGCAGGAGTACTACGTTTCGTTCGATGCCGCGATTCCCGGAAGCGTGTTCGGGGAATGGCTGGATCGCGTGAGGCTGAAGGGTAGAGTAAAGACAGTTCCTCACGACAAGGCCCTTCCCGTTCATACCGCCTGGGACTTGGGCCACACGGATGCGACGGCCATCTGGTTCTTCCAGATCGTGATGGGGGAGATCAGGCTCATCGACTACTTTGAAGCCTCCCTGAAGGACATTGACTACTACGGGATGCTGATCCGGGGGCAGTCGGACTCCAAGGACACGGAGGCCGAGGCGAAGGTGAAGGCTCGGACCAAGGGCTATGCCTACGGAACCCATTGGCTGCCGCCTGATGCCCGTGCCAGGACGCTTGCGGCGGGTGGAAAGACCATCCACCAGCAGATGATCGATCAGAAGGTTGGGCGGGTGGCGATTGTGAAGAAGGTTGATTTGCAGGACCAGATCGCCGCAGCCCGAAAGACGTTCGGCTCCTGCTGGTTCGACCACGACAACACGGAACAAGGGCGGGAATCTCTTGGGAACTACCACTACGAGTACGACCCGGAGAACAAGGTGTTCACCCGGACGCCGGTTCACGACTGGTCGAGCCACGGGGCTAGTGCGTTCATGACGATGAGCTTGGCGTGGAGGGATGTGCAGCAGTCCGGGACGGGGGAGATGAGCCTTCAGGACCGGCTTATGTCGGGTTCTGTGAATACTTGCAGTATTGGAGCCTTGAGAGAGGCGCATTTCAAGAAATTCCGCTCTGCGAAAGCGGAACGGTTCAACTAGGAGATACCCCATGTCCGCTCCCGTCCTTGAGTACGGTACTTACAAGAACGTCACCGCAACCGGAAACATCACGACCGCCGAAAAGGGCGTCCTGATCGGCTTCTACGTCAACTCCACCACGGCTGGAACCCTTGTCCTGCGGGACGGAGGCGCTTCCGGGACCGTGATGAACGGAACCCTGACCCCGGCTGCCGGCACGTTCCACCGCTTCCCCTCTCGCTTTACAAACGGCCTGCATGTGACCGTGGGTGGAACGATTGATGTGACGTTCTTCGTCGTGGAAGGCCAGAACTGAGATGAGCGCCGAGGATGTCCGGGTCCGCTACTGGCTCTCAGAGATCGAGGCCAGGAAGAAAGCGGAGAAGCAGTTTCACTCCAAGGGCCGGGAGATCCTTGAGATTTACGCCGGCAAGAAGCCAGAAGCCGTCCCCTTCAACATCCTCTTTTCCAACACGGAAACGATGTTTCCGGCGCTCTACTCCAACGTCCCCCGTGCCGTTGTGGAGCGCCGGTTCAAGGATGATGACCCGGTAGGAAAGCTCTCAGCCGATGCCGGTCGCCGGATGTTGGATTTCCTCTTGGATACCAACGTCGATGGGTACGAAACCTACGACCAGGGGATGCGAGGGGCGGTGCTGGATGCCCTGCTTCCCGGTCGAGGGGTTACAGCGGTCAAGTACGACGCCGACATTGGTGTTCTGGACGCCGGTGAGACTGATCCAACCCAAAACCCGGACAAGACGGAGGAGGAGGAGACTCCTGCCGACGAGGCGGCTGAGGAGCCGGCCGAGTACAAGAAGTCGGAGTTGGTGTGCCTTGACGCCAAAATCTGGAACAAGGTCATCATCGGTCCCGGCAAGAAGTGGTCGAAGGTGCCTTGGGTTGCTTTTGAGGAGGACATCGACCAAGAGGAGGCAGAACGACTGTTCGGTCGGGAGATGGCGAACAACCTGACCTACGCCAAGCCCGAGACTGACGATGGCGATGCGCCCAAGAAGGATGACGAATCCGAGGGAAGCCGCAAGGTCGCGGTGGTCTACCAGATCTGGCACAAGGCCAAGCGGGAGATCATCTTCATAGGGGATTCCTACAAGGATGGGTTCCTGAAGGTCGTTCCTGATCCTCTGGGCCTCACGGGCTTTTACAACATCCCCAAGCCCCTCCAGTTCATCGAGAAGTCGAACGACCTGACTCCTACCGCCCTCTTTGACCTGTACGAGAATCAGGCCAAGGAGTTGAACGTCCTGACGGTTCGGATCAACAACCTTGCGAAAGCCATCAAGGCGCGTGGCATCTACGATTCGCAGTTGGGTACGGACATCAAGAACCTGATGGATTCGATGGACAACGAGCTTGTCCCTGCGGACAACGCATCGAGTCTTGCTGCCGAGAAGGGTCTGCAAAACGCCATCTGGTTCATGCCGCTCGACACGATGATCGTGACCCTGCGGGAGTTGATGGGCACCCGTGAGGCTTGCAAGCAGACCATCTACGAGATCATGGGCATCGCGGACATCATGCGCGGTGCGTCGAACGCCTCCGAGACTCTTGGTGCCCAACAGATCAAGCAGAATTGGGGCAACCTGAGACTCAAGCGCGTCCAGAAGGAAGTCCAGCGGTACGCCAGGGACTTGCTGCGGATGATGCTTGAGGTTGCTGCTACCAAGTTCTCTCCTGAGACTTGGAAGGCCATGACGGGTTTGCCGATCCCGCTGGCCGAGGAGAAGGCTTCAGCGCAGGCCCAACTTCAGGGGATGCAGCAACAGGCCATGATGGCGCAGCAGCAGGCCCAGATGACCGGGCAGCCGCCGCAGCCGCCTCAACCTCCCGATCCGCAGCTTGAGCAGATGGCGAACTCGCCCTCGTGGGATGACATCCTTGGACTTCTCCGGGATGACATTCAGCGGGCCTACCGGATCGACATCGAAACCAACTCGACGGTCGAGCCTGAGGCTGCCGAGGACCAGAAGAACATCCAAGACCTCATGGGTGCCTTGGGCCAGTTCCTGAACGGGATCGGGCCTCTGGTGGCTCAGGGGGTGATGCCGTTCCAAGCCGCCCAAGCCATGATGTTGGCGAT